CTCGGACACAACAAACGTGGTAGTGCCAGCAGTAGCACTATTCACTGGCCCACCGGACAACGAACTTGCGTTGATCTCGGATTTATTGGTGGTATCATTTGGGTTATCAGCAGACATATTTTAAGACGAGGTTATTGCCTATTAGCCTCGAATTTTGGGACAGGGATTTGCGAGGGCTGCTCGCCAGGCTCCCTGATTAGTAAGCCTAAATAGGCCACCTGGGGAAGTCCCCAAGCACGACATGTCCCCAAAATCTGATCGTGCTAGAGTTAATTTCCTCCCAATTGCTAGTTTAACGTCCTGCTAAAGACGGGCAGAATCACCAGTACACATTCCCACGTGACATCACTGCCACCTGGCAAGTCTCGTACGTGTTTGGGATGGGCACAAACCCCCTCAAATTCTCACGGCACGCACTGAGAATTGGTGTTCGCCATTTGTCGAAGATGGCCCTTGGATGCTGGGACAGCTCTTGCAAAGCATTTACCGCATTACGCTTGACGTCCTCATCGTAGAAGTCTTTCTTCTTTTTCCACTGGATCATCTCCAAACATGTTGGGACAGCCAAGGCCATCATGTATTTGCGCCCCTTAATGGGATGAGTGGCCTCAAAGCTCCTTTTCAAGAAGGAAACATCACCAATGTGGCGATTCTGGTCAATTTCGCCTGAGCCCTTGTTCTCATCAGTATATTCAAGCCCCATCTCGGCAAAAGCCGAGGTGTAGGCGGCCTGAGTCAACTTATTAAAGTGGGGGCTCGAGGGCTTCACGGCGATCAAATTGTCATCACCGTAAACAGCAAACTTGACATGATCATCAAGATTCGCCAAAAAAATGCGGCGACGATCTCAGCTTCAACCGGGGGGATTGATCCAACGATCGAAGCGATTCGACGTTTTCCACTCGCCAGCTATCAACTGGTGGGGATCATTTGGGATGTAAAACGACCTAAGGCAATGTTTATGGATATTTCAAGAAGTATTCACGTGGTTCAGGTCAATGATTTTA